AAAATACCAGCATACGTATGAGGCTTACAGGCAACTGATTAAGTGCTACCTGCAGGTTATCGAAAAAAGCTTCCCACCCGAACTGTGGGAGTTTCGCTTTGTCGAAGTGGTCAAATGGTACGACCCCCAAGTAAAGTTGCCAGTTGAGGTCAAATTGTGTAAACTACCACATTATGCAGCTGAAGGAGACTTCGGCGTTCATATCTGGCGGCCCTAACAAACAGTCTGCACAGTCTGCACAGTCTGCCTCGAAAGAAACTAAGGGAGGGTACTTTAATATGTCTCTGATTGAAGATGTTAAAATTGAAGAGGGTTTTCGGGGTATGCCTTACCAAGACCACTTAGGTTTTGATACGATTGCCTTTGGCACTAAGCTTCCCCTGACACGTGAGGAGGGAGAGTTGCTACTGGTTCATCGGATGAATATAGTAAAAGGCGAGGTTGTTAGCAATCTCCATTACTTAACGGCAAAGCCGGAAGTGTGGGAAATCCTATACGCTATGGCTTATCAGATGGGCGTACAGGGGCTTTTAAAGTTTAAGCGTATGCTTGTGGCTTTACGTTCCCATGATTACGTTGAAGCCGCAAATCAAATGCTCGATTCCCTATGGGCAAGACAAACTCCAGAACGGGCCAATCGGATGGCAGATAAAATGAGGGCAATATAATGGATCCCATAACACTTCTAACCGCTTTCGTACCGATGATTACAGATGGTGCGCGCGGTCTAATTAATAAATTCACAGGTGGCGATGGTGCTAAGCCTGCAAACGCAGAAGAAGCAATCAAGCTCATAGATGCTGATATCCGAAAGCTTGAAGCTATCGCTAAGCTGGACGGGGGTAATGAGAATACAAGCCAGTGGGTTAGTAATGTTAGAGCCTTACAACGGCCCTGCGCGGCCCTCCTGATAGTCTTAACGTGGATAGGCGTGACGTTCTCCTCGGTGGTCAATGCCGAAGTTGCCATGATTGTAAGCAACCTAGCGGCAAGCGTTGTGTTCTACCTGTTTGGTGACAGAACCTATATGCACTTCAAGAAGGATAAGTAATGCCGATTAACGAGGAGTTGCACCAGTTGCGTACGGATGTTGAGCTTACCAAGCAGTGCCTATCTTCGATGCAGAAGGACGTTTCCCGCATCAACAAGACCCTAGACTGGCACATACTGGAAAAACGCAAAACCGACGAGACCTTTATAACTACCCTCACTCGGATTGAGTTAAAGCTTGCACGGTGGCAGGGGGTAGTACTCGGGGGCTACATGATACTGCTCGTCGTCTGGGGGGTTATCAAGGTGCTTACAGAATGAGTGATGGGTCAGAAATTGACTTGCTCGAGGCAGTGGCGCTTGGGGCTGAGGATGGGGAGTTCTACTCTCATTTCTTCTTTCCTAAGGCGTTTCGTCAGCAGTCGCCCCCATTCCATGCGGCCATTTGGAGTTCACTGGACAATCCAGATTCACGGTTTGTTAATGTAGAAGTACTAAGGGGTGGGGCTAAGACTACCTTGCTGCGCTCCTTCACAAGCCGAAGGATTGCGTATGGACTTAGCAGAACTATTCTGTTTGTGGGTAAGGGGAAAGACCATGCAGTCAGGTCGATTGAATGGCTTATGCGTGCTGTTGAGTATAATAGCCTGTGGGCTCAGACCTTTCAACTCAGGCCAGGTAAAAAGTGGACTGGAGAAGAGATTGAAATTATCCAAGGGGTTGACAATATCACTATCCGAGTTATTGCTCTGGGTATTACTGGTCAGATTCGTGGTATTAATGTTGATGATTTTCGTCCCGACCTTATTGTGGTTGATGACCCACTAGATGAGGAGAATACGAATACGTCCGAGCAGAGAGAGAAAATCAATAATCTGTTCTTTGGGGCGCTCCAGAATTCATTATCCCCTGCAAGCGAAAGTCCGATGGCGATGATGGCGCTGTTGAATACACCGCTAAACGGGGATGACCTCGGACAAGTATGTGCGAAAGATCCTCAGTGGGATTCGCATAATTACAGTTGCTTTGATGCCGAGGGGGAAAGTTCATGGCCTGCGCGGTTCCCGACAGCGGTGTTGCTTGAAGATAAGGCTTCCTTCATGGCAAGGAATATGGGCCACTTGTGGTTCCGTGAGATGGAATGTAAGATTACAGCTTCGGCGCTCGCGGCCTTTAAAACTGTCTGGCTTAACTATTGGGAAGTGCATCCCGAGCAAATGTACGTAATAGTTTCGGTTGACCCAACGCCTCCACCACGGGATGGGGCTAAGCCAAATGCCAGCTTAGATGATGCAGTCGTAATGGCTACAGGCTTCTACGGGGGGAATGTCTATTTGCTGGAATACTTTGCAGCGAAGAGTCCAAACCCACTTGAGTTTGTGTATAAAATTTTTGAGTTTGTTAAGAAGTGGCAGCCACGAAAGGTTGGGGTTGAAACTATCCTTTTCCAGCGGGTACTCTCTTTCATAATGAGACAGCAAATGCAGATACTCGGGACTTTTTTCTATATCGTTGAGGTTGAGGATAAGCGTAAGAAGGACACACGAATCAGGCAGGCGATTACAAATCGTGCTTCGAATGGTTCAGTCTATGTTCATCGCTCCCATACGGAGTTTATAGAACAATATACAGCGTACCCTAATGTTAATCATGACGATTACTTGGACGCTTTTGCCATCGCTCTATGCCTGATGAATCCGGCAGCCGAAGGCATTACAATTGATGGGGAGTACGAAGAGATCAAGTCCCCCGAATTACTAAATTGGAGAGCCTGTCCATGAGTCAGAATAAAGAACTTACGTTTAAGTCTAGGGAGCATTCGGTTATACTGCAGGCTCTGCGGGCGCGGATACGCTTGGCGAAAGATAAGCTGGGGCCTTACTATGAACGGATGGCGCTGGATGAAAGCCTTTTTCATGCCTATATAAAAGAAGATGATTTCCACGAACTCAGTGTACGTATTAAGAATCCCGAGGAAGCTAAAGGGGGTAATGACTTCAAGACAATATACGTGCCGTATGCTTATGCGATACTGATGACTATGCATACCTATTTGACTTCGGTTTTTCTCGGGCGCTCTCCAATCTTCCAGTATACCGGCAGGCATGGGGAAAGTATGCAGCAGAATCAGGTTCTCGAAGCCTTGGTGGATTATCAGATAAATGTTGGGGGCGCGATACCAGTTCTTTATAATTGGCTGCTTGACCCAGGGAAGTATGGCTTCGGGGCGATTGGCGTTTACTGGGCTGATGAAAATGAAACTATCTCACGCATTGTGGATAAGACTAAGGAGTATCTGGGGGTTCCAATCCCTGGCACTTCGCGCAAGGTTCGCGAGACTGTCACTATCCCAGGTTTCTCAGGCAATAAACTTTATAACATACGACCACAGGATTTTATCTTCGACCCTCGGGTTCCCCTTACTATGTTTCAGTCTGGGGAGTTCGCAGGCCGTTACGTCGAGCTTGGTTGGAATGAAATAGTTAAGGGGGAGGTGGCTGGGAAGTATTACAATACAAAGGCGCTCAAGGATAAGCTTCGGAACTCTAACGGGCAGAGCTCTGGGGGCTTTTCAGATAGTGACCTAAGGGATTTTGGCGCAGGTATAGATGAATTGCCAGACTTACAAGGGCCGACTACGTCAGGAGATATTGTATCTGTCGACTATGGTGGTCTGTATGAGCTTGTGATTGAGTTGATTCCCGCTGACTGGGGACTCGGAACTAGCAAGGTACCAGAGAAATGGCTATTCACTTTTGCAAACAAGCTCGGGGTGATTATAGAGAGTCGGCCACTGGGAGCTTTTCATGCGAAATATCCATATCAGGTAATGCCTTACGAAATAGATGCTTATTCCATATCGCCTCGCTCAATGCTTACGATTGCTAAGCCGCTCAATGACTTGATGACCTGGCTGGTGAATACGCACTTCTACTCAATCCGTCGAATGCTTAATGATCAGATTGTTTATGACCCCTCTAAGATTGTGGCAAGCGATATACTAAGTAAAGATGCGGGGCGGTTGCTTCGCCTGAAACCCGAAGCCTATGGTACAGACCCTCGCCAAGCAATTCATCAAATGGAGACTAAGGATAGTACGCAGACGCATCTTAATGACCTTAGCATTATAGGGGATATGCTCCAGCGGGTTACGGGCGTAACAGAGAATATAATGGGCTTAGTTAATGCTGGGGGTCGGAAGACAGCGACTGAGATTCGCACCTCAAGCTCTTTCGGGGTTAACCGCTTGAAAACCCTTGCGGAATACCAGAGTGCTGTGGGCTTTAACCCACTGGCGCAAATGCTTGTGCAGAATACTCAACAGTACTTTGAAGATGAGAAGATGTTCAGGGTTGCTGGGGATTTGATGAGTGCAGGCTCAGTTAAAATGATTCGAGCAACACCAGAGGGGATTCAGGGCTTTTATGATTTTGTACCAGTGGATGGTACAATGCCAATAGATAGATTTGCTCAGGTAACTATGTGGACACAGCTTCTTCAGATGGTTCAACAGATACCAGAGGCTGGGCAAACCTATGATATGGCGAGCATATTTGGGTGGGTTGCTAAGCTTGCGGGGATTAAGAATATCGACCAGTTTAAAATTGAAGTAGTGCAGGATGAAGACTTGACAGGCTCTATAAAAGAGAATAATCTAGTACCATTACAACAAGGGGAAGCAGATGGAACAGAAAGAAACGATGG